AGGACCGAGCGGCTTGCGACTAGCTGTGTGGTTGAAGGGTTGTTGCGGAGCGCCTGCGCCTTAGGCGTTGTTGGCGATCGTGCGCGTGAACTCTTCGATGAAGTCGGTGTAGTAGTTCGGGTTGCGTCGAGCACGGAACTGCAGGTGCTCCAAGCACGCCGGGGGCTCGAGATCGAAGTCCACCGTCAGCTCGCCCGCAGCGAACGTCGCCGGGGTGTTGATGGTCGGGTCGATCCAGGCCTTGCCGCCGACCAGCGCGCCGCGGGAGCGGAGCAGTCGGAGGTACTTGTTGACGTCGCCCTGGATGCCGGCCAGCAGCTGGAGGCTGAAGGGCTTGTCGAGGCGGTTGCGCTCGGCGCGCTCCAGGCTCTCGTAGACCATGTCCGCCGTGCGGCGCACGGAGAGCTGGGCCCAGAGCGGGTCGGTGCCGGTGTTACGCAGACCCCAGAACCGGAAACCGTCATCGTGGATGATGGTCGTGATCTGCTGGCTGTTCAGCTGGTTGGCTTCGCAGTCGCGATCGTTCGGCATGAAGTCCACCGGGCGGCCGGGGCCACCGATGTTCTGGATCAGCTCGTTCGAGAACGAGTACCAGAAGCCCTTCTCCTCATCGATCCGAGCCTGGATGCCGGCCGCGTAAGCGGAGGCGGGCTTGGTCGTGTAGATGGAGTTCTCGGTATCCCAGCTCAGAACGCCGGGGTCGACGATCGAGATACGCTGGCTGCCGTAGTCCTGGCGGTACTCGACCGCGTCCTCATACGAGGTGCCGGGGCCGTCGAGGAACGCCACCGCGCGGAGGCGGTCGACGATCGAGGCGAAGGCGACGCCAACGGGGTTGGCAACGTGGCCGAGGGTTGCGGTCGCCGCAGCGCCCGTGCCCGCGCCCGTGATGGTGATCGCCGGAACGGTGTCGTAGCCGTAACCCGGGTCGGTGAGGATGATGCCGGTCAGCTTGCCGCCGACAACCTGGGGCACAGCCGTTGCCTGACGACCACCGGTCGGGGGAGCAGCGATGGTCACGCTCGTGGTGGAGAGCACGTAGCCGGCGCCCTGGGTGCCGATGACGAAGCCCTTCACGCCATTGGTCGGGCGGCCGGAGGTGAGGCCGGGGGCGACCAGAAGCTTCGGCACGAGGCCGAGCATCGGACGGGACTTGAGCAGGGACCAGATGCCGGTCTTGCCGCTGGGCGAGCCCACGGCATTGGACCAGGTCTCTTCCTGGCTCTCGCCTTCAGCGACGCGGACCACGACCACGACAGCCGACTTCTGGCTGTAGATCGCGTCGACGCCGTCCAGCAGCGTGCCGGTCGACTTCAGCTGACCCGCCTTCAGTGCGTCGGCGAACACCGGCACCGGAGTGTTGAGCGGGAAGATATCCGGGTCAGCATCCGGCGCCGTGCCGACGAGGCCGATCACGTTGGACTTGACGGTCTCGACCGGGCCGGAGGGGCTATCGAGTTCGATCGTCTCGATGCCGTGGAGATATTGAACAGTCACGTAGGGTTCTCCCAAACGAAAAAAGCCGCCCGGTTAGGGGCGGCCGAAGGGGTGGATGTTGATGGTTACGGGCGGAGGATCAGGTCAGACCGAAGCCGCCAAGCGAAAGAGGTTCACGAGATCGTCGTGAGTCTTGCCGAGCGCCGCCATTCCCGGCTCCCAGAAGGGATTGTCGATCTCAAACGATGAGGCGTAGTGCCAGGCGTCCTGAACGTCCACATCCTGGCTCATGACGAAGTCTTCGACCGCTTGCCTGAGACCGGTCGCACTCAAAGCTTTCCGGATCTGCCAAGGAGTGACAGACGGCGGAGGCAAGTCCTCCAGCGTCAACACGTTCTCGACAACGCCTTGCGCGCTTCGCACAAAGGTCGAGCTGATCAGCTTCTTGTCAGACGGGACCGAGGCGCGCACGACGCGATAGATATTTTCGGCAGCGAGATCTGCATCGCTCCACAGTTCTGTGATCTGCCAGGGATGCAGAACATCGCCATTGACGATGGTTACACCCCACGGCAGCTCCTCGAAAACGTTGGGCGAGCCCTCGCGGACAACTATGATTTCCACGTTAGCTCCATGTGAGTCTGGCTGAGGCATTCGAACCGCCGTAGCCGTTCAGCTGCCCGTTAATGTCGTAGATTCCGCCCGCGCCGCCTGCCTGACAGACAAGGCCGTAGGCAACTCCGACGACCGGTGCGCCTGGCTGTCCCCACGTCCACGTCTTTCTGACGTAGCCGCCGTAACCACCAGCTCCTCCGAAGAAGGAGTCGTTGTACGCACCTCCGGCGCCACCAGGATTGCCGGCGCCCGCGGTGTTGATGTCGCCACCACTTGCTCCACCGGCAGCACCAGGGTCTCCATAAACGGTGCCATCGCCTCGATCATAACCGTCGCTGCCAGGCTGTCCGCCATAGGCGTAGATCGTCGAGGGCCCAGCGAAGTAACTTGTTCCGCCAGCCGTTGCGACGCTTCCGGGCCCGTAGGTGGATCTGCCGCCGCCACCGCCTGCACCCCAGATCTCCAACACCAGAGTGTTGTATTCCTGGATGACGGGGCCGTAGCTGCCGTAGCCGTAGCTCTGCGACCCCGGGAAAACCTGGGGCTTCAGCGATCCAACTCGGAGGCGATTGAGGTACGGAAGGTACAGCATCAGTTAACCTTCCAAGCCGCCGCGAGCCACGAAGTGTTGTTCGCAGACCACACGCCAGTGAAGATGAGCGCGAAGTTGTTGGCCGTCGTGAATACGGTGGGAACGACGTTGTTCGGAAACCGGGCGTTACCGGTCCAACTGATCGTGCGTCCACCAGTCGCGTCCTGAACGAACTGGATTTCAACGGTCTGGCCGTCTTTCTGGTTGCCGAAGTTGACCGTTACGTTTCCAGTCAGCATGACCTTGAAACGGCTGCCGAGAGCGCAGTCGATGGTGATGTTGCCCGAGCCACTGTTGCCGAGATCAACCCAACCAGCGGCCGCCCAAGCTCCGTCGACAGTTACTGCGCCAGCGTTGGTGTTGTTCCTGATCTCTGCGGTGGTAGCGACGTTCTTCGTCGAGATCGTGCCGAGCCCAAGATTGGTCCGGCCATTTCCCTGTTGGGTCGTGGTCAGGCCCTGCGTGTTCACATCGACGCGGAGTCGATTGCCGAGCGATGCCGTGATAGTGGCAGAGAAGCTCGCATCGCCGCCGAGAGCGTCAGACAGCTCCTTGAGCGTATCGAGTGCGGCAGGTGCTGAATTGACAAGGTTGGCGATCTTGCCGTCAACGTACGTCTTGTTCGCGTAGTTGGTCGGATCGAACGTCCCGGCATTGTCGGCCGCCAGCTGCGCCGCATCGCGAGCCGCGAGGGTGTCAGCCTTCATTTGGGCGATGTCAGTCTTATCAGCCGAAGTGAGACCGGCGTTCGTACTGGCCTGATCGCGATAACCGAGCGCTGCGTCACGCGCGGCTTTAGCCTGGGTCAGAGCGTCAGCAACAGCCTGAGAGACTGCCGTTCCGACATAGATGATCCAGTCCGAGAACGGGCCTGCGGCGCCATAGATCTGCAGCGGCTGAACGACGAGCTGGCCACTATTCCTGTCCCATGACAGAAGCTTGGCGAACGCATAGTCCGTCATGCTTCCTTCCCGGCAGATCGTCAGATACGGCGACGGCGCAAACAGCTCGCGCTCGGCGGCGTTGCTGATTGCAAACGTCTGCGACGTGGCAAGGTCGAGCGTTACCGTGGAGCTGGAGTGAGCGAGCAGGAATCCCTGCTCGGACACCAACGTGATCTTGTCGAGGGCCGGCGCCAGGACGAGATCGAGGCGGTTAAGGGCGAGGCCCTCAATGTACGCCGTCAATCCGTCGATGGCGTCGAGCCCATCTTCGTTGAAAGAAACTCGACGATCGATATCCTCGAAACGCCGGTTCCAATAATCGGGGTCGCCGAGGTTATCCCTCGGCTTTACCCGGTAGTACTGATCGTACCGGCGCGCCATGGCTTAGACCTCTTCGAAGCTGGTGATTGCGTCCCCGTGCTGGGCGATCTCGGAGCCCTTGAGGGTGACCTCGTTGCCGGGGCGCGCCCAAATCTTGGGAGCGACCTCGACCGCGCGAGCCAGCTTGATGCGATACTGCTTGTCCGGATCGATCTGCGGGGTCGTTTGGGTGTCTGCCATGGTGGCCTCTTACTTGGTGTAGAAGGTCCGCTCGGCGACGTGGTACGTCACCTGCGGAGAGTTGGTGGTTCCCGTCTGCGAGACCGTGAACTGCGTGGTGCCGCCGGGAAGACTGAACGTGTAGGTCTTCTCGTAGCGCTTCGCCGTCGTGTCCTTGACCTTCGAAACGGTCGTGACGGGGTTGTAATCCGTCGATCCGACTCGAACCGTGATGCCGTAGGTGTGCGGCGTCGGATCGAACATTTCGAGCAAGTTGACGAAGGTCAGGTTGTTCGCGACGGCAGACATTGCCGGCACGGTCATCGTGGTCGAGACGTGCTTGAACGCCGTCTTCGGCCGCGACACGCTGACGCGCGATCCGGTCAGATGCAGGATCGGCATCATGTCGGTGGTGCCGACGAAGCGAGCCCTGAACTGAGCGAGCGGCGGAGCGACTGCGAGAACTCCGGCATTGTCGGAGATCAGAGGCTGCCACTGACCGGTACCGTTCGGCCGCATTTCGTAGATCAGCTCGCACGATCCGGGCACCCACTGTTCAGCCAGGATGTCGATATCCCGGAAGCCGCCATCGAGGTTGATCGGAGCGAACTCGATCGCGACCTGAGACGAAGCGAACTGAGCGCCGTAGACCTGGAGCATCATGTCCTTGGTCAGGTCGCCCATGTAGTAGATGCCATCGGTCGAGTAGAAGAACGTGCCGTCCAGATAGGACTGACCCGAGGTCATGCCGATCTGGTGGTTCGCGTTCGAAATGAACACGAAGGCGTACCGCTTGCCCTTCGCGAGGAAGGTCGGCTGGATCGGGCACAGGTTCCAACCCGTGACGATGTTTGCCTGAGCGTAGGTCGTCTTCAGACAGACCTTTTCGAGGTCAGGCTGACCGGCAGTCACTTCGCACAGCGCGATGTGGATGTCTTCGTTCGCGGCCTTGGCCGAGATGTAGAAGCCGATCTGGGTCGCGATGATGTCGTTCGAGACCAGGAAGGTCTGCGCAACCTGGGCGCCCGTGATGTTGAGGTTCGTGGTGACCTCGTACATGAACGGCTCTTGCCAGGTGTCGAGCCAGTAGTAGTCGGTGCGAGACCAGGCGTAGGGATGATCCCAGGTCGCGCCGTTGTTCTGAACCGTCGAGAACTCCACCGAGGAGAAGTCGTACAAATTGGTCGCCGGGACAGCTTCACCGGGCGAGCCGTAGCTGTTGCCGTTGGTGCAGACCGTGTAGCTGCCGCCGTAGCGGATGCGCGAGCGGGCCATGTAGCCCACCTTCATCGAATGCACCTGGTAGCCGTACTGCGCGATGCCGAGCGACTCGGTGTAGGAACCGGTCTGGATCTTCAGCACGTTGCTGTACTTCGGCATCAGATAGCCGCCGGCCGCCGCCGCGTTCGGGTCGTTCGCCGAGAACAGCGAAATTTCGAACTGGTTGGCGTTGGCATCGTTGAAGCGAATGCCCTCCTGGACCTTCGCGTCGTATCCGAGCAGCTTGGTGTTGTTGTAGTCCGACTTGTTCGGCAGCAGGAAGAAGTCAGCGTCGAAGCCGGAAGCGTCGTCCGGATAGCGCAGGCTCTCCTTCACGCGCGCCAGATCGAGATACACGCGGGACAGATCGGATTGGCTGCTCAGGCCGGTGACGCGGTTGGCGAGGTCCGCAAGATCGGACGCAAGCGAGGTAACGCGCGGCTCGATGATGGAGCGGAAGGCCTCCAGCAGATCGGTGCGGAGGTCGAGAGCGTCGGTCGAAACGACCGCGTTCTGGTCCTGCATGTCAATCGAGATGACCTGCGTGGTGTCCAGCATCACATTGGCGATCACGACGTGGGTCGCGGGAATTGCCGGGGGGACCGGGTCAGCAGCCTCTGCGCCGGCCGTGAAGACCAGCTGGACGTCGCGGGAGTCCGTCATGGACACAGCGCGCGGCTCAACCGTGCCGGTGTCGACGTCGGTCAGGTAGTCGCGCGTCTCGATGTCCGTCTCCGTTTCCTGGCCAAAGGCCGAGACGGTGACGATGCGGCGGGCAGCGGCGGCCACGTAGGTGGCGAGCGACTGCGTCAGGACAGAGCGGCGTCCGTAGACTGCGCCCATGTCGTAAATGCGACCTGCACCGATGGTGACTTCGACCTGGCCGGTCTTGGAGACCATCAGGCCGGAATACTTCCGGCTGGCGCTCACCGCGTCGGAAACGATGTTGTCCATCGCCGCCTGCACGTAGTCCTGCAGGTTATTGTGGTCGGTCGCGACCTGCTCCTGATAGTCGCGGAAGATTACTTTGCGGTCCATTGAAGGTCTCTCGTTGCGCACGAAGACGCCCACCCTCCCCCGCGGAAGGATGGGCCTATGTGCATCGGTTTATGATCAGATGACGATGGGATCGCCTGCCCAGCGAGGCAGGCCGGCGATAAACCCAGGCTTGGTGTTGGTGTCGAGCACGATCTGGTCGGAGAGGCGCTTGGCGGCGATGATCGCCTGCCTGTTCTTCGCCATCAGCGTTCCATCATGCGGAGTCCAGAAGCGGGACCTGGGCACGAAGGTGTCGTTGAGGCGAGCCTTGTACCGGCTCCACTTCGTTGACATCGCGACCTTCAACTCGGCCGTCTTCGGCTTGATGCCGTATCGGCCAACGCCCATGAACTGGATCGAGGGTCGTTTTGCCGGGTATTCGACCGAAGCGTCGTACACCGGGTAGCGCAGGAAAACGCGGGTGCCGGCGCGAGACGGGACGAAATGCTTCTTGTAGTTCACCCTGTTGGAGTAAACTGCGACCCCGGTGTCGTGACCGGGCTGCGTGACCATTTCGGCTTGCGCCTGGACCGGCTCCAACTGAGGGCCGACCGTGCTACGCCATGGCGCCGTTTGGATCGGCTCGATCGTCACCACCCGCTTGAAAGCGGTGGACGGGATCGGGAACTTCTTCTTCTGCCGCATTGGAGTGTTGCAGAAGAGAGAGTAAGGCAACCGGGTCTTGATGAAGAGCCGGAAGTAGGCCCCGAAATTGTCGACCTTGGTGTCTGTCTCTGTGCCGTTAACGACCCAGCGCGCTCGGCGAGCGGCGCGGCTTTCGGCTCCATTCGGATATGGGAACTTGCCGTTCAGGAAGCGATGGGCGCGTTGACCGCCCATGAACAACCGATAACCGTCAGTCGAATTTTCGTACTCATTCCACACCCTCACCTGCGGCAGCTTGGCGAGCCAGGCTTCGCGCTGATCTTTCGTCAGCGACGGGCCGGAGAACAGCGTGGCCGGCGGCGTGGTTGCTTTCAGCAGCTTGCTGTCCACGAGATCGAGATAGGTCTCAATGCCTTGCAGCGTGCCCTTCAGGCGATGATGCTTGATGGCGTTCGCGACGACGCTTCGACGTTTGGTGATCGGCCAAGAAGAGTCCCAGAGATCGACCGAGAGAGCCCATGCCAGATAAGGCAGCAGGTGCTCCGGACATTCCCAAGGGTTCCAAAGGAGCCGGATCGGAATGTTCAGATCGAGCAGACGATCGACCTGAGAAGCCAGCGTGCGCTCGTACTCGGTAGCGTTCGGCGCCAGGATGTGATCCATCCGGCGCGTCGGAAACGTCGCCATGACTTACTCCACCCTGAGCTGAAGCGGCGTAATCGCGGCGCTCTCGATGAGGGCGCACTGGTCAGTGTCGATCACGACGTTTTCGGCCGGCGAGATCAGATCGACGGACTGAACGCCCTCCTGGTTGAGGGCTGAAATGACTGCGGACCGGGTGAGATCGCGGCCGATCAGCGAGACGTTGGCGCGCACCTTGCTCAGGGCGGTGCCGATGTCTGCCATGACCAATGCTGCGTCCGGGCCGGGATAGAGCGAGATGTTCGCGACGATCTTTGTACGGATCACCTTGACCGGCACGACGCTGATCACGTCGGTGAGCGGCTTGATGCCCTTTGAATTGAGGCGGTCGCGGACCTTCAGGATGACGTCGGTGGCCGGCACCGGATTGCTTCCGGAGGCCATTACGCAGATCCTGACGCCGCCCTTGTCGTTCATCTTGACCGCGGTGATGTCCCGAACATTGACGGGATCGGCGGTCAGGCCCTGAAAGATGTAGGCACCTTCCGAGCCGGCGGTCGTGAAGGCCTCAGGGGCCATCTGCGCGCGGCGGCGGAGGCTGTCGTCAGTCTCTCCCGCGGCGCGCTCGACGCCGAAGAATGCGGAAAGATTGTCGAGGTCTGCCCCCTTGGAGAAGGCCAGCATGACGGCGCGAGCCGCCGCGTTGACGCGGGCCCGCACCAGCATTTCGCCGTAGGCCTCAGCCTCCAGGATGATGTTGGTGGGTGACTGCTCCAGGTTCAGAGCCGCCGCGAGCTTGCTGTTCTTGGCGAGGACCTGGTCCTTATAGGTTTGGACCAGGCTCTCGTATTCGATCGTCTCAATGACGTCCGGGGGCGGCAGTCGCGCGAAGTCGATGTACAGCGCGGGCGACGTGTAGTTGGGCATTGGACCCTCGCTAGATGTTTACTTTGACCCGCTTGAGTGCGGCATCAACGAGGTCGACACCCTCGATGGTGATCGTGATCTCCCCTGAAGCATCGAACTCATCGATCGAGACCCGCGTCACCTTGAACTCGGGCTCATAGCTGTTGATCGCGGCAATCGCCGCCATCATGCCGGCCATGAGGACTTCCTGGTTGCCAGGCTTGTCCTGCATGTCGATGAACTTCGATCCCCACCACTGGCGCATCAACCTGGTGCGCAGCCTGGTGGTGAGGATGACGTAAATGCTCTGGCTGATACGATCCCAGCCTTGGATCAACGCCCCTGTGAAGCGGTCGACGTCGATGAGGTGCTCAGTTGACGTTGTCGTCGCCATTGGCCGGCGCCTCCTCCACAACAACAGCCGTGGAGGGCTTGCGCTTGACTGGCTTGGCCTCGGCAGCGGGAGCGGCGGGCTCCGAGGATGCGGTCGTCTGCTCCTCGGTCAGCGCGTGCGCCCGGTACTTGGCTTCCTTGGGGAAGAGCCAGATAACGGAGTCCTTCGCGAGAAGGATGCCGTCGTGCCAAAACGGCGCAGCGACCACGTACTTTTTCTTTTTCTTGATCATTGGTCTCTTTCGTTAGGAGATGTTGGCCCAGACCCTTTCGGATGGACCACCCTCCGTCATGACCTTGAATTGAGCCTGCTCTTTCGGGCCGCTCACTCCGAGATTGACTCGCGTTTGACTGATGTTGACCCAGCGACCGTCCACGCCGACAGCGCACTCATTGGCGCCCTTCACTTCGACGTATTCCTGCTGGATCGTGACCCGTGAGGCGTCCTTGCCCTGGGTGATGACGATCTCCTCGTCGGACAGTTTGATGTTCGACTGGTCTTCGCCGTAGGTGACGTTCAGCTGGTCCTCTTTCCAGGTGACGACGGCCTTCTTGTCCTTGAACTGGATCTTGACCTGGTTCTCGTCCATGAGAATGTCGGCCTTGGCCTTGTCCTCACCGAACCGAATGTGGACCAGCTTCTCGTCCTGCCGGTAGTACGACTTGCTCTTTCCGACCGTCTTGAGGATGAACTCCTTTGTCGACTTGATCTGCGTGACGCCGTCGTCGCCCTCTTCCGGCACTTCGGGAAGCTTGGGTGCGTCTTCTTTCTGCTGGCCGCCCATCGCCGCAGGGACGCCGGCACCGCCACCAGCGCCGCCGCCAATCATGCTCCCGACCGAACCTAGAAGGTTGCCGGAAGTAACTTGGCTTGCGATGCCCTGGATGTTGCCGAGCTGCGCGAGGTCGGGGAGGCCCGACATTTTCGCGATGTTGCCGATGCTGGCGATGTTGGTGAGCTGCGACAGATTGCCGAGCTGCGGCACAACACTCGCCAGCTGAGAGAGGTTCGCCAGGCTCGAGATATCGAGGTTCGCGAGGTTGCCCAGGCTGGAAAGCGAGGCGATGTTGCCAAGCGCACTGAGGTCCAGGCCGCCGAGGCCGCTGAGCATGCTGGAGAAGTCCATGCCGCTCAGGCCTGCCAGCTGACCCATGCCGGCCAGGTCACCGAGCCCGCCGATGTCGCCCAGGCCGCCAATGCCGCCGGACTTCTTCTTGGACTTGATGATCAGATGATTGGTGTCTTTGGTCTGGTGCTGCCAGTGCTGCTGATCCTCTTTCTCGTGGATCAGGCCGACTGACTCGTCCTGCTTGCCGTGCGGGGACGGGGTCTTCGGACCGTAGTGGAAGGGCTCGACGGTCGATAGCTCAGCCTGTCCGCCGACAGACCGCATCAGGACTTCCTGACCAACCTTCGGGGGCACGGAGAACTTCATGGTGCCGTGAGAGAAGCTCTGCCACGGCTGCCAGTCGCTGCGGACAGTGCCCTCGCCGCCCATGGGGTCAGCGTTGGACTGAGACCCGCTCGGGGTCTGGTCCTGGCCGTCATTCATTTTGACGTACCAGCGGTCCTTCTCGTACTTGACTTGGACGACCTTACCGAGGCGCTCCTTGTTCTCGAACTTGCGTTCGAGATCCTGCATGCGTCGCTCGATCGACAGAAGTGCCCTCATTGTTACTCCTCGACAGTGAAGTCCGTCTGCTCGTCGTTCTGCTTGCCGTCCGCCATGTGGACGTGGCCGCGCGTGTGATTGGACCGCGGCAGCTGGTTGATGCGCTGTCCGGTGGCAGGGTCGTAGAAAAAGTCGCGGGCGAGGACTCGGTTATGGCCGATGGTGAGATCGCTCTCCCATTCCACGACTCCGATCGACACGCCTTCTCGGCGGAGGACTGGCTGGCTGAGCCTGCGGAACTTGACCATGGTTGCCGGCGCCGCATTCGGGTCGCCGAATTTATTGAGGTTCGCCTCGATGGCGATGGTCTCGACGTATTCCCAGGCACGGGCGTCGCCATCAAGGGCGACAAACCTGTTCTCGTCGATGATGACGATCACGACACGGAGCCGCGCGTTCAACTCTCCGGTAACCTCGTGGTCTCCGGTCGAGTTCATCACAGCGACACGGGCGGACGGCGTCTTTACCGTCCACTCTGCGATGTCGTGCTCGTCGAATTGGCCGTCGTACCAGTCGACATCCATGTCGGGGTACAGGGCCTTGACAAAGTCGATGATCCGGTTGCGGAAGTCGACGATCTTGCTCATCAGTCGCCTCCATGCGCCAGATAATCGCGGATCATCTTGGAGATCCGTCGCTTGTTCTCGTCCGAGAAGCCCATGAAAGGCCGTGGCGGGATCGCCTTGCCCTTGATCATGCCTCGCGTCCGCTTCACACCGTCCTGCAGGTAGGACGAGTAGGACTCGCCTTGCTTGTTCAGGGCCGTGGAGCTGAGCACGAAGCCGTCGTGGCTGATGTCTTGGATCTGAATGCCCCTGGACAACTCACCGCTGTCGAACAGGACGCTGTCGCTTCCGTTCCGGAGCTTGATGGTGACGTCGCGGAGCGCCGCCCAACGTTCGCCGTCAGGCCCGGTCTTGCTCCGCACGATGCGGTTGACCGTTGATCGCTTCATGTACTCGGCAGCTGCTGCGTAGACTTCCTCCAGGTGGAGCGTGTCATGCAGCAGGCCGGCGATCCGCTTGTTGAGCTTGCGGAGGTCGCCGGAGTCGATCTTGACTTGCAGGTCGGCCATCAGGCCCTCCCGCAGTCGAACGAGCCTCCCGAGCGCTTGACGTTCGGATCGGTCGTTGTGGTCGTGCCGTCGCCATTGTCGACGGTCGTCGGCGGCAGGCCGAGGCCAACCTTGCCGGTTGAAATCTTCTCCAGCAGAGCCAGAGCGTCCTCATATCGCACCCGCATCTCGTCGGTGCGGCTGGTGCGGCCCAGCGCCATCTTGTAGATGGCGATGTCGATCGCACAGTTCCTCACCACGCCGGGCGTGGGGACGACTGGGATCGTATACTGAGCGGACAGATAGGCGTCGCAGATCTCGTCGGCGCCCTCCAGCCCCTTCGCCACAACGGCAGGGTCCGGCGTTCCGTCTCGGTCGTAATCGGCTACGCGCACTAGGAGGTCGGTGCCGTAAAGCTCGTCGATGTCCTCTTTGGTCGCGTAGCCCATCACAGGTCCTTACTTCTTGGCCTTGCCTTTGGCCTTCTTCTTCTTCGAAGCGGTCGTCTTGGACTTGTCGGCGCCGGCATCAGCCTCGCCTTCGTCTTCGTCCCCGTCTTCGTCGCCAGCCTCGTCACCGGTTTCGTCACCAGCTTCGTCACCAGCTTCGTCGGCGTTCTCGTCGCCGGCCACTTCGTCAGTGGTGTCGGTCTGCTCGGGCTGATCGGTCGCTTCCACGACCTCGGCCGTTTTGGGTTCGACCGGCTCAGCGGCGGGCGCTACCGTCGCTTCAGACTGCTCGACATTGCCGTGCAGGTTGGCGAAGCGGGCCTCTCTGACCTCTTCCGAAGTCAGCCGATGCGTTCGGTTCTTG